TGCAACTACTTTTACGAATTCCAAGATAATACCAAGGAGGATATTATGAAAGTCACCAAGAAAGTGATGACCGATCCGGTCGATAAGACCACCACAGACTTTGTCTGGAACTACAGCAAGGGCAACCTGCGGCAGGCTATGAAGGTCATGCATATGCTGGAAACCCGCACTGACAAAGAAACCCCCTTATCTGAGCTGGTGCTGAGGGAGGCCTTATGACACAGCAAGATCTGGTTCGCCGCTTCATGCTCCAGTTCCGACGTCCCTTCAACCAGAAACTGGTCTGTGAGATGACGGACGCTCCCCTGGATATCGTCAACGAGGTGATGCGCACGATGCTCGCCGAAGGCAACATCAAGTGTATCTGCCAAGATCAAGAGATCTATGTCTATGCCCATCGCTACGACTTCAAGCTGGTTAACACGCACTCGCAGAAGTTGGACTTCAGCAAGATGGAGTGCGGGAGACTGCTTAAAGTTATCGCCAGTCAGAAAATACGCAGCATCCGTCACCTCGCTTCGATCTACGGACGCAGCAGGCAGTGGATCTATCTCTATCTGGAAGCGATGGCCTCGGTTAAGGTGATTGGCATCGATAAGAGCGGATACTGCGTATTAGACCCCCAGAAAATCCCCATGGTGGGATCGATTGTGATCAAGGGCATCCTGGGCGAACTGCGCAGCAAGGCCGGGATGCCACCCAAGCCCAGAGCGCCGTATCAAACTAAGAAGCGCATGGATCAACACCAACAGCAAGCACTGTAAGGCAAGCCAATCGGGGGCATTCTATGGATAAGGAACTGAGAGAACGAAAACTACGTCAACAAATCCACGCCATTAGGGTCAAGAAATTTCACTGGCCCCTGGACGCCTTCAAGTTCATCATGAACGGCATGGGCTATGGCGATTCGCTTTCAGCTCTGTCCGAAGATAAGCTGCTCGAGTTCAAGGCTATCATGCTCAAGTATCGCAGACATGGCCGACCTCTCGAATACAACTACGATAAGCAGGGCAAGTACATGCACGCCCTGATGAAGCAAGCCGGCTGGACCGAGTCCCAGCTGCGGGCATTCACGATCAGTCACTATTCCAAAAGCCACTGGAACCTGCTGTCCAAGAAGGAACGCAGGGCGGTTATCGCCATGTTCCAGTCCTACATCAAGAAACAAGAGATCAATCAATCACCAAATAAGCAAAGCGATCCTAAGGAGGATTCAAATGAGTAAAGCGAGCACACCCGTCAAAGAACGCACCTTAACCGACGCTCAAGGTAGGGAATTCCCAGTCAAGGTGCTGCACACCGAAATAGTGGAAAAGGACGCCGCAGTCAAGAAAGCGATGGACTGCGCCATCAAACTGCAAGAACGTATTCTATCCGACAAACAGAAAATGATCCAGATCATCGAGAACTATCTGAACGATGCTGCTCGCAGAAATGGCCTCGAATGGAAGGGTAATGCCCTGCTCATCAGCTTTGATGAGAAGTACCGGGTCGAAATGCGCTTCCGGGAGAAGATTCAGTTTGGGATCGAACTGCAACTCGCCAAGCAGAAGATAGACGAGTGCATCAAAGCCTGGTCAGCCGACTCCAATGACAATCTAAAGGCTATCGTCAGCGATGCTTTCCAGTTGGACAAGCATGGTCAGTTGGCTCGTTATCGCATCTTCGCCCTGCGTCGCTTCAAGATCAAGGACCCGGTCTGGAAAGAAGCGATGGAACTGATCGATAAGGCTATCCTGGTCACTTCAACCAAGCAGTACATCTCGTTTGCAGTGAGAGATGAAGCCGGTAACTACAACAAGATCGTGATGAACTTCAGTGCCCTGTAATTCTGTCGCATCCTATACCAGCAGATTTTGACGGAATAATGGGAGCTACAGATGATGACCGCAGAAATGACCCAAGGATCGAGGTGAACGTGAAGAGTTTCAAAGACCGCTACTATAGACCGGATGAGATCGCCGACGTGCTGAACGTCGCCCGCTCCACCGTCTATCGTATGATCAGAGACATCGCTGATCCTCTTCCCGCTTATCGCATCAATGACAAGGGCCCCTTACGGGTTCATGGCAAAGACATCAACAAGTATCTGGTAAGCCACAAGGTAAGACCTGAATATGAGTAACGCACTGGAGTTCCGCATCAAGCGGGACAACTGCAAAGAAGCCTATCTTAACGGCAAGACAGATCCCACTGAGCTGGCGGTGATCTTCGGAGTATCCGATATCACCGTCCGCAAGTGGATCAAGTCCGGCAAGTGGGACGAGATGTTCAAGGAAGAGCGTAAGCTCGACCATGAGATCAACTTGGCTCGCAAGAAGGCTCTCATCCAGGCACTTCGTGAGTATGCCAAGAACCCTGCGGACACCGCTCTGCAGAGCCTTGTAAGCCTGATCAAGCAGAACCAGAAAGATAGTGAGCCTGCCAAGGAACTGAACGACTATATCGTACGCTTCCTGGATCAGGTGACCGACTTCATGATTGAGAAAGGACATGAGACAATGCTGAAGCAGTTCCAGGGTATAGTCCTTGACCTTGCTGAGTACTTAAGAGTAAGAAATGGATAATATTACAGTCACGGACATGGTTGCCTCCAAACCTACACATCAGCCTACCCTCCAAGCCTACAGAACAGCGGAGCCGTTGCCTCCGGCTCCGCTGAACCTTCCGGAAAACCCACAGCCTCCAAGCCAACAGCCCGACATGGTCAGTCCTCCGACCTCCGGGTCCCCGACGCCCGTCCCCCTGGGCGTCGGGGGGTTACCCGGTTATGCCTAAGAAGTTCATTCAGCGGCATAACAAGGCTCTGACGGAGATCGCATCCAAAACGATCTCCGTCTTGCCTTTTATAGACGATAATCCCGAAGCCAAGACTGAACGGATTAGACGCACCACAGCAGAGGGATGGGATGCCTTCTCGTTCTTCTGCCATACCTATTTCCCGCACATCTTCCCACTACCTTTTTGCCCAGCGCATGAGACTATGTTCGATGAGACTGATAAGGGCTCAGGCATCATCGCCATCACCGGTTTCCGTGGGCTGGGCAAAACGGTTCTCATGGGAGTGGTCTATCCTATCTGGAGAATCATCAAAGGCGAACGCTACGTGATCCACACAGCCGCAGACATAGATCTCGCTCAGGAGCGCACCGCCTTCACCTTGCATGAACTGCAGAACAATAAGCGGCTCACGATTGACTATCCTGAGCTGCAACCTGTTGATGCCTTTGATCTGGACTTCTATCTCAAGAATAAAGCGAGGATCAGAGCCAGAAGTATCAAGCAGAGTCATAGAGGAACTATCAATCCCAAGACTGCGAAACGTCCCGGACTCATTGTCTGTGATGATATCGACAAAGAAGAGAACATAGGTAACCAGTCCATCGGCAAGAGACGTATGGAGAAGATCTCCCAGGAGCTTGCCGGAGCACTCTCTCCGGAGGGGAATGGCAAGATCGTCTGGCTTGGTAACCTGGTGCATCCCAACTATGCAATCTGCCAGTTTCAGGAGCTCATATTAGGCGATTTACGGGCAGATAATCCAGAATTAGACGTTACCTACCAGATTGCATTAAAGACCCACCAAAAGGCGATATTGCGCTTCTCTCTCGAAGATATGCAGGGCAAGTCCATCTGGGAGGAGCAGTACCCTACTGACACTCTGCCAAACCTGCGAGCCAAGTTCGGGCATACCGGTTATCAGAGAGAGATGCTCGGACTTCCTGTAATCGAAGGGAACATCTTCAAGAACCACTGGTTCACCAAGTATAGAACTCTGCCAGAACCATCCCAGATGAAGCGGGTCTGGCTCTATGCCGATCCTGCCTGGGGAGAGAAAGGCTGTTACAAGGCTGTTATCTCCATTGGCTATGATGGTAATCGCTTCTATGTGATCCATGTCTGGATACGTCAGACTGAGAACACCAAGTTCTTCAGATACTACTATGATGCCTATCAGGAGCTTGATAGAATTTACAGAGTCAAAGCCAGAGCAGCCTGCGAGACCACCTACGGTCAGGCACGTATCCTGGCTGACTTCGATCGGTGGGCACAAGATAACTACCTGCCACCGATATCGCACAGAATCAAGCGCATCGATAACAAGGATAACAAGAACCTGCGCATAGAGAGAACTGAGACCATCATCGAGACTGCCAAGGTGCTCTTTCCGGAGGGACAGGATACGCCTACCCTAATCTCCCAGTTCCTCACTTATCCTGATGGCTATATCGATAGCTGTGATGCACTGGCTGGATGCCTGGAGAGGTTCTCCGAATATGATATTGGCAGGAACAGAGTGAAAGTCCGGAGGTTCAGCTTCTGATGAATTACTACGATAACCTGATGCTTGAATACTACAGGGTCCTCAATAATGCCTGGAAAACCGAGATAAGGGATGCCTCCCGACTTGCCATCCAGATGCTGAGTAATATGCCCCGATCTGAAAAGATAAACAAAGACTCAATAGATAAGCTTATGGGCATCATTAATACCCAGTTGGGAGATGACTTCGCAGCACTGGTCAATGAGCCCACCAAAGCGATCATAGACCGCTGTGTGCGGCTCGGACTCAAGGACACCCAGGTGCAAGCCCCAACCAAGACAAGCATAGGGCTCTGGGGCATCGAGGATCAGCATCTCTCTTCCACCATTCAGAAGCAGCAGTTGTTCTGGATCGGGAATCACTTCGAAGCCGACGTGCGTCAGAACTTTGCAGATATACTATCCAAAGCCATTGAGCAGGGCTATACTAAAGAGATGCTTGCCGATACCCTCAAAGACCAGTTCAATGACCTCGCAAACCGCTCATCCCATTACTGGCAGGGACTCGCAGAACATACCGCCCTGAGAATACGTGAGTTCGGAAGGCTGCAAGGTTACAAGAAAGCCAAAGCCAGATACTATAAGCTCGTGGTAATCCTGGATGACCGCACCAGTGACATCTGCCGGGCATTGGCAGCCCAGGATAAGATATACCCCCTGAACGATGCACTGGAAGTGATGGACAACCTCATGGCTCTGGATACCAAGTCTAATAGCCTCGATGATGCCCGGGAATACATCAAAGCACTTGCACCCTGGGTCAAAGACGATCAGATCGAATACGACTCAGAGATGAACCCGGTAGGTGTCTCGGGAGCACATACACCGTTCCCACCGTTTCATTGGAAGTGCAGGACTCAAACGATCATTCTATAGATGCTAATTACTATATCCTCAACTTTCAAAGTATCTCAATACCTGTATAAGTCATTAAGTTGTGTTCAGCTTGTCATTTAGAA